GCGGTTGCTAAGGTTTACGTACCCGGTCTTATCTAAGTTTGGCACCAAACGCATTTCGCTGTTCAGCGCATTCATGAACAGCACTTTCCAATCTTCCGGTGACAGCTTCAAGCCGCACCAATCCGTTTGCTGCGAGATATCAGTCAGGCACGCCCACATCTTGTCGGATTGTTCTGTGCTGCGCTTCGGGCCTTGGAACGTGACGCGCGTTTCCCTCGGCGCTCGACGTATCCAGTCGATCGCCTTGGCGCGTGTTGCATCGTTCCACAATACCAGAAGCGCCCGACCCATCAGCCTCGCGCCCCTGCCTCATCCGTCCACTGGACCGTTTCGCCCAGCTCATCCCAACGCTTCTGGAACTCGATACGGTAGAACGCGCGCATCATGTGAGGCTTGCGAGCCTTCAGCGCCTTCTTGTCTGGCGTTGTCCACCATGCTTTCAGATCCTCGCGGGTGGAGTATTCTTCCATCTCCGCTTCAAGAATTGGCCATTCCGGCTGCGTGGTCTGGTCCACTTCCTCGCCGTCGAGTTCAGAAGGGGGCGGCTCCCGAGGCGTTTCCGCCTGTCCAGGCTCCTCAGGAGCCGCCAGTTGCCCGCGCGCAGGGGTTGGGGGTGTGCGCGTGGGTTGTTCAAAGTCGATTACCTCTTCTGGGGCATACATGCCGCCCAAGGCGCCGGGATATGCCGTCCTAACGCCTTCCGAGATGACACGCGCGCGGAGCATCTGGCGCGGGAACTTCTTCCACATGTCCTTGCCGCCAAGGCCAGCCATGCGGGCGCGCTGCATGTCCCAATCGATTTCCACTGGCTCGCATTGTGAGTGCGAGAAGATCGCAGCAACGCGCGTGTCGGACAGCTCCGTCCACTTGACCTTGCCGCCTGCCTGCTGGAAACGCGCAAGCATCGCCTCGGCTTTCAGCGACGGCTTGCCTTGAATGACAGAGTAATCCTGCATTGCGCTGGCAACGTGGCGTCCCTCGGCTTCTGCCATCAACATCAGGGCGACGACCTGGTCCACCTGCGTCACGCCGAACAGGCGAGACTTGGCGATGGTCTCAGCCATGCGCAGTATCTCGTCAAAACTGCGGCGTTGCGCCGGCGCTGCATGTTCTACCTTCACCAGTTCATTCGCCATCTGCATTGCTCCTTGTGCGCCGACACTATGCCCCGCCACCTATCATTGCGCAAGCTATCATTTAGGTGGACACGCACTCAATGTTGTGGCAGACGTCGCGTATGGATGAGAAGACATTCGCACGCGCATTAGGCAATCCGCAGCAGCTTGCGGAAGCAATCGGCACAACACCGGACATGATCTATGTCTGGCGGCAGAGGCGGACGGTTCCTGCGAAATGGGTTGCCAAGGTGTCGGATGCGACAGGCGTACCGCCCTATGACATGCGCCCGGATATTTTCATGCGGCCAAAGCGCAAGATCAGCGCATGAGCGAGCTGGAAGACCGCGCTGACGAAATTCGTGGCCTTGCCCAATCCTGCAAGACCATCAACGATCTGGCAAAGCGTCTCGGCTGGTCAATGGAAGTAACGCGCCACGCGAATACTGTTTTAGGTCTTGGCCTGGCTGACGCCAAGCTTCAAGCCGGGAAGCGGACGGAAGCGCGATCTGTTCCCAAGCCTCAAAAGGCAAAGCCCAAGGCCTGATGGCAATTCGTCAATTCCGGGTGCTTTGGGCTTGCGAATGGCTCAGAATGGGTTGATTGTGACGGCTTAACGCGGTTGCGGCCCACCTCGCAAAAGGTGAGCCGCTTAAGACCGATCAAGTGACGTTGGAGGCGTCAAATGTCGAAAAACAATCTAACACCCTCATTGCGTTCGCCAAGCCCCAAAAGCGGGGGCACAAAACGACAGACCAAAGAATATCTTGCATTGATTGAAGCGAAGCGGCCTGCGGTCGAGTCGTTCGGCTTTGATCCAAAGCCCCTTAATGCGTCCCTAAAGCCCCACCAAGAACACGCGACAACGTTCGCTATTCAGCAGGGCCGCGCGGCGCTGTTTCTTGATACTGGTCTTGGCAAGTCGCTGTGCGCTCATGAATGGGGCCGGCAAGTGGTGGAGCACACCGGCAAGCCTGTCTTGTTGCTGGCTCCCCTTGCCGTGGGCGCCCAGCACGAGCGCGAGGGCGTCAAGTTCGGCATTGACGTCAAGGCCATACGCGAGCCGATGGAGGTTCGCGGCGCCCGCGTTTACGTCACGAACTATGACCGACTTGACAAGTTTGACGCATCCGCATTTGGCGGCGTTATCCTTGACGAGTCGTCGGTCATCAAGAGCTTCAACGGCAAGACGACAAAGGCGTTGATTGAGGGTTTTGCCCGCACGCCTTACCGCCTTGCCTGCACCGCAACGCCCGCTCCCAACGATCATATGGAGCTGGGAACGCATTCTGAATTCCTTGGCGTCATGCGTCAGAACATGATGCTGCAACGCTGGTTCATCCACGATAGCATGGATACCGGAACATGGCGCATGAAGGGTCATGCCGTTGATGACTTCTGGTCGTGGGTCGCATCCTGGTCGCGCTGCATTTCCAAACCGTCAGACATTGGTTTTTCCGATGATGGTTATGTGTTGCCTGAGCTGGACGTGCGTCGGCATGTGATTGCCGCTGATCGCAACGCGAACGTGGGATCTGAAAAGGACGGGCAGGGCCACTTGTTCCGGATGCCTGACACGAGCGCAACCAGCATTCATCGCGAAAAGCGCATGACGACCGATGCGCGATCAGACGCCATCGCAGAGATTGTTGCGGACAGCGATGAGGCTTGGGTGGTCTGGTGCGATACCGATTACGAAGCTGATGCGCTTGCCGCTCGCCTGCCGGATGCCGTTGAAGTGCGCGGGTCCATGTCGGCAGACGAGAAAGAGCGCGGCCTTGTGGCGTTCTCGACCGGGCAGACACGGGTGATCATCACAAAGCCGTCGATTGCCGGATACGGCCTAAACTGGCAGCATTGCGCCCGCATGGCCTTCGTCGGCCTGAGCTTCTCATACGAGAATTACTATCAGGCTATTCGCCGTTGCTGGCGCTTTGGCCAGACGCGACCCGTCCAGGTTCACATTGCTTGCGCTGATACGGAAGAAAACATCTGGCAGACCGTCAGCCGCAAGGCTGATGATCACGACACGATGAAACGGGCAATGTCGCAGGCTATGGCTCGCGCCGTGAAACGTGCAGCCGTCGAGACCTACAACCCCAAGAAAACCCTTTCAATCCCAACATGGATGCAGTCATGACCTCAGTAATCAATCAGTACGCGGGCGAGCATTTTACGGCTTACAATGGCGATTGCGTTGAAGTGGTCGGCGCCCTGCCGTCCAACAGCGTCGGCTTCTCAGTTTACTCGCCCCCGTTTGCTCACCTGTTTGTCTACAGCGACAGCGAGCGCGATATGGGCAACGTGCGCGATGAAGCCGAGTTTAAGGCGCTCTATCGGCATATGGTGCGCGAGAAGTATCGCGTCACGAAACCGGGCAGGCTGACGGCGGTGCATTGCTCCGATCTTCCGCGCACGAAGTCGATGCATGGCGTGGTCGGGCTCTATGATTTCCCGTCCGACATTCGGGAAGTCCACGAAGCCGAGGGGTGGACGTTCCATAGCCGTATCACGGTCTGGAAAGACCCCGTAGTCGAGATGCAGCGCACAAAGGCGCTGGGCTTGCTTTACAAGCAAATCCAGACTGACAGCACGCGATGCAGGCAGGGTATGGCGGATTACGTCATGGTGTTCCGCAAGACGCCGGCAGACGAGAAGGACAGCGACAAGGTCGGGCAGGACAAGACGCTGTTTCCCGTCGATATGTGGCAACAGTGGGCCTCGCCCGTCTGGATGGACATTCAGCAGACGAACGTGCTCAACGGCAAGCTGGCGCGCGAGGACAAGGACGAGCGTCACCTTTGCCCGCTACAGCTTGATCTGATCGAGCGTTGCATTCGCCTCTGGTCAAATCCTGGCGACGTTGTCCTGTCGCCATTCATGGGGATCGGCTCCGAAGGTTTCATGGCATTGAAAGCCGGCCGCAAGTTTGTCGGCTCCGAGCTAAAGCCGCAATACTTCAAGCACGCGGTTAATCACCTGATTGAAGCCGAGCGGGAGACTGCTACAGGCTCCCTGCTTAACTTGATGGGTGCCGCCTGATGACCCAAGCCAGCCTATTTGACGAGCTACCAGACCCGCCCCCAAAGCCCGGCGTATCATACGATGACTGTTGTTCTGTGTGCGGGGTCGAAACCCCGCACATATTCCACGGCATCCGGTATTGCGAGGATGACCATCCCGACCCCGGCCCACACATCAAGGCGACACGGGCGTGAGCTGGGCGATTGAGCAACTTGTGCGCGGGAAGGTCTGCGGGAGTTCAAGCCGCAAGGCCGTGCTGCTGTCGCTTGCCAACAGGGCCAACGATGACGGTTCGGACGTCTGGGTCAGCAAGACCAGGATAGCCGCAGAAACCGAACTGGCGCGTTCCACAGTCGTCAGCGTCATGCGCGAATTGGAGGCGGGTGGCTTCATCCGGGCGATTGGCAAGAAAACGGGCAATCACGGATACACGGTTGTTTACCACATGTCGGTGGAGAAATTGTCCTCCCTACAAGATGGATGGTCTAAGTGTAGTAATCCGAACACTTTGGACGAAGCTTTAGGGGAGGAGCAGCCAGAGCCGTGTGAAGTGGCCGACCACGCGACACTTAAGGCGGTTCAAGTGTCCAAATCGCGCCGTTCAAGTGTAGCGCTGTCGGACAAGAACAGTCCTTATAGAACTAAGATATTAAATCCTTCGGATCAGAAGAAGGCTTCGCCCCCTCCCAAACGCACATCGTCTTTTGTTCGATGGGAAGCGCAGCGAGAGCGTGACCCTGTCAAAGCCGCTGCCCTTTACGCTGAGGCTGACGAACTGGCCGCGAGCGAAGTTGCCGCTTGACGTGTGCTAGCATTTCGCTAGCCTCTTCCCATGATCAGAACGCGCAAGCCAAAAGTCCAACTCAACGTCCGCATCTCCCCCGCGCTGAATGCGCAACTGGAGAAGCTGGCCATCAAGGCGGACGTCACCAAAGCCGCAATCGTTATCGGCGCATTGAAAACGCATGTTGAAAGGGCCGGAAAATGAGCCGTCATCGCATGTCGGACGCAGAACACGCTGCGGAGTTACGCGCCGAGATGGAAGCCGCCCGCACGCCAGCGGACCAGCTTACCCTTATGCGCAACTACCTCGCCGAATTTGATCGCATCGGCGCACGCTTTCCCGAACTGGACTGCGACAGGTCACGCCGGATGCGCGCTGAGATCGTCGATGAAATCGCGCGGCTTGAGCAACTCAACAAACACTGACACAAAGGGCATGGGAGCTGCAAATGTGGGACGGGCAATCACTATCCGAGACAACGGAAGAGCGATCCGACTTTGATCGCCTCGCAGCCGAAACGGCTGGCATGTATCGCTGCATCGAGATCCGCAGACACGTCGAGCGGCATTTCCAGCTTGAGCCTGGCGCGCTGCTGATCCGCTCCCGCAAGTGGCACATCTCGCACCGCCGACAGATCGCAATGGCCATCTGCTACAAGCATTTCCGGGTCCGCATGAGCTACGAAAGCATCGGCAGGCAGTTCGGCGGGATGCACCATTCCAGCGTCTTGTTTGCGTGCCAGAAGTTCGGGCTGGAGCCTGACCCCGTGTACTCCGCCAATGGTCGCAGGGCGCGCACGTTCCGGGCAGATGCGCAGATCAAGCGGTTCGCAGCATGACCGCCTGGACGGAAGATGCCATCCGCTCCAAGGGCCTGACCATCCGCGCCAATGGCGGGGTAAAGCCTGCCGCTGACGTTGTCCGCGTGGAAATCCCGCTGCCGCCATCCGTCAACATGGCGTGGCAGAACCTT